TATGCAGATGTAACTAACTGTGATTTCTTTTATATAGTAGGAACATTTTAAAGGAGTATTAAATGTCTAATACAACTTCAGGTTCTTATCAATTTGATCAGGACTTTTCTATTGATGAAATTATACAAGATGCTTATGAGCGTATTGGTTTAACCGGAACTGCTGGACATCAATTAAAAACAGCTAGAAGATCTTTAAATATTTTATTTCAAGAATGGGGAAACAGAGGTGCACACTTTTGGGAAATTGGAAACACTAATATTAATTTAATAGTAGGTTCTACTACTAATGTAAATGCAACTGACGAAGGTGCGGGGACATATACTTTTTATAGAAACTCAGTTGATAGTGCCGCAGCCGCAGCCGCTTCCCCTCAAGCAACAACTGTTCCCGTAACAAATGTTTATGGTATTACAGATATTTTAAATGTTAACTATAGACAAAATTATAATACAACTTCACAATCAGATACAGGTTTAACTAAAGTTGCAAGAGACGCTTATGCTGCAACAGCAAATAAAGCAGCTAATGGAACGCCTTCACAATTTTGGATACAAAGATTTATTGATAAAGTTACTATAACTATTTACCCTTTACCTAACTCAACTGCTGCAAGTAATTATTTAAATATTCATTATGTAAAAAGAATTCAAGATGTAGGAGCTTATACTAATGCAACTGATACTCCTTACAGATTTATACCTTGTATGGTTGCAGGATTAACTTATTATTTATCTATGAAATTTGCACCACAAAGAACACAAGAAATGAAATTATTATATGAGGATGAATTTGCTAGAGCGTTATCAGAAGATGGATCTCCAGCTAGTACTTACATTACTCCTAAAGCATATTATCCAGGAGCATAACTATGGCACGATTCGCAAAAGGCAGTAGAGCACTATCTATTTCAGATAGATCAGGGGCCGCGTTTCCTTATAATGAAATGGTTAAAGAATGGACAGGAGCCTGGGTTCATAATTCTGAATTTGAAGCTAAGCAACCGCAATTAGAGCCCCATCCAGTAGGAGCAGATCCTCAAGCTTTATTACATGCAAGACCTGCAAGAACAGAATTTCCAGTTCAAGATATTTTACCTAACAATCCTTTTACAACTACAGCTACTAGCACAAGTGTTAGTGTTTCTTATCCTGCTAATAATTTTAATGAAGGTACAACTTATGTAAGATTTCAAGATATTAAAAGTCCAGTGGGTGGAGTCGTGATTACAATTTTAGAATTATCTACAACTTTAAATGGAGCACTTAATGATACGGCTACAACAATTCCTTTAACAAGTGCAACGTCTTTTCCAACAGCAGGATATATTGTTATTGAAAAAGTAGATCAAGATTCTACATCATCAACTTTTGGACAATTTCAAAATGAAGTAGTTCAATACACAGGTATAGGTGGAAATAGTTTAACAGGATGTACTAGAGGAACTTCAGCACCTTATAAAGGAAATACACCTCCAGCTACAACTGCAGCTTCTCACGATACTCTAGCAAAAGTTTATGGATGTTATCTTGCAACAGCAGTGCCTTCTACAGTAGTGGTAGGACCAGTTGGACAAACAACTGTATTATATAATAATTTAACTTTTCCTTTAGTAGCTAATGCTACTAGTGCAGAAATAGGAGGCGGTTTTCAGTGTACAATTGGACCCGTTAATGATAGAGCTTAATTATGGCAGGATTATCACATTACACATATGACACATTAGTAACAGCTATAAGAGATTATAGTGAAGTTGATTCTAATGTATTTACAGAAACTATTGTTGACGGATTTATTATGGCCGCTCAGCACAGAATTAATTTAGACATTCCTATGGACGCCGATAGATTTGTTCAAGAAGGAACAATGGCAGCTGATGTAAATAATATAAGAGTACCAGCAGGAACTTTATTTGTAAGAGGAGTAGAAGTATTTAATGCATCTAATACAACAGAACAAGGTTTTTGGTTAGAGAGACGTGATCAAACTTTTTTATCTGAATATGTTGGCAGATTAACAGGACCAGAAGGTTCTGCTACTGCGCAAGATGTAACAGGAAGACCTATATATTACTCTATGTTTGGTGGAGCAACTGGATTAAGTGATACAACGTCAGGATCTATTTATTTAGCGCCTACACCTGATGTTAATTACAATTTTAGAATATATTATAACAAACAGCCCACGGGCCTTGGTTCAGGAGCCGATGGTAATTCTACAACGTATATTAGTAATTACTTCCCTCAAGGGCTGCTATATGCTTGTTTACTAGAAGCATTTGCCTTCTTAAAAGGACCAACAGACATGTTGACATTATATGAACAAAAGTATACTAATGAATTACAAAAGTTTGCAGCGATGCAAATTGGAAGACGAAGAAGAGATGATTACTCAGATGGTACAATAAGAATTGCAATCGAGTCACCACCTCAATAACTAGGAGAAAAATATTATGGCAATAGCATCGGCAATATGTAACACATTCAAAACAGAAATTTTAAAAGCAGTCCACAATTTTACTGCATCAACGGGCGACACATTTAATTTAGCACTATACACAAGTACAGCATCTATGGGTGCAGCGACTACAGCTTATGCAGATACTAATGAAATTACCAATACGTCAGGTTCAGCTTATTCTGCAAAAGGACAAGCCCTTACAAGTGTAACTCCAGTTTTAGATAGTAGCACAGCTGTTTGTGATTTTGCTAACATCTCATGGACATCAGCTTCTTTCACAGCTAATGGTTGTTTAATTTTTAATGAGGACGCAGCAGGTGATCCTGGAGTTTGTGTGGTTGCATTTGGTGGAGATAAAACTGTAACAAGTGGAACTTTCACAATTGAATTTCCAGCAGCAGCAGCAGCAACCGCAATTGTGGCAATAGCATAAGGAGGTACTCCTTATGTCTAATACTTGGAACCAATCCGGCACAACCTGGGGTGCAAATCAATGGGGCGAGCAAGGCCCTACTACAGTTACTTTAACAGGTCAAAATGCTACTTCAAGTGTAGGTAGTCCAACTTTAAAAATAGATGTTAATGTAGGTTTAACCGGACTATCTTTAACATCAACAGTTGGATCTATTTCACCTGCCGATGTAATGGGTCTAACAGGACTTTCAGCAACGTCTGCTGTTGGATCTATTTCACCGGCAGATGTAATGGGACTAACAGGATTATCTTTAACGTCTTCTATTGGTTCAATTACTGTTGCAATAGGAGTTCCGTTAACAGGATTATCTTTAACATCTTCGGTTGGATCTATTTCACCTGAAGATGTAATGGGGCTAACAGGACTTTCAGCAACTTCAAGTGTAGGTAGTCCAACTTTAAAAATAGATGTCAATGTAGGTTTAACAGGACTATCTTTAACGTCAACAGTTGGAGTAATTATTCCTGAAATAGGAGTTCCATTAACTGGAGTATCAGCAACGGTTAGTGTAGGAAATGTAGCACCTTTAGGATATGGAGATGTTACAGGAACACAGAGCGCTAGTTATAGTAATGTAACAGCAACTCAAAGTGCTAGTTATACGGACGTTAATAGTATATAACGTCATTGACTTTATAAGTAATCTAAATTAAAGATATATCAGGAGAACAAAATTTATGGCATCAACATACACGGATCTCGGCGTAGAGCTAATGGCAACTGGCGAAAATGCCGGTACTTGGGGAACAAAAACAAATACAAATTTAAATCTTATAGAACAAATTTCGGGTGGCTATGCTATCCAAACTTTAAATGCTGCAGGAACCGGAGCTAATACTACAACTTTAGCTAAAGCAGATGGAGCACTAGACGCAACGGTTGCGAGTAGAGTTATTATTTTAGGTGCAGTTTCACCTCAAGCGATTACAGGAAATAAAATTGTAACGATGCCTGTTCTTACAGAAAATTTTTACATAATTAAAAATAGCACATCAGGTGCTTACACTGTTCAATTAAAAGCAGCCTCCGGTTCAGGGGCCACGGTCACTTTTTCAGCAACAGATAAAGGATACAAAATTATTTATCTTGACGGTGTTGCAACTAACACAGGTGTCTATGATGTTAATTCAAATTTAAGTGACATTACTGTAAACGATTTAACAGTTAATGGAAATTTAGATGTTGATGGTGGCACAATAAAACTAGACGGAAATTATCCAACAGGAACAGGTAACGTTGCTTTAGGTAACGTTGCTTTAGGTGATGGTTCATTAAGTGGTAACAATAATACAGCAATTGGAGATGATGCTTTAGGTGAAAATACAACAGGCGGATCTAATGTAGCTGTGGGATATAACGCAATGCTTACTAATACAGAAGGTAATAACAATGTAGCTATGGGAGTTTTGGCTTTAGAAATGAACACCACTGGTGATGGTAATACTGCCATTGGTAGAGAAGCATTAGAAGCTAACCAAACAGCAGATAATAATACTGCTGTTGGACTTAAAGCTTTAACAGCTAACACAACCGGATGTAGAAATGTAGCAGTTGGTACAGCAGCTTTAACTGCTAACACAACAGCTATTTATAACACAGCAGTTGGGTATAATGCTTTATGTACTAATATAACAGGAACATCAAATTCGGCAGTCGGAGCATTAACTTTAGATGCTGCAACAACAGGTAGTTATAATGCTGGTTTAGGATATGCTTCTTTATCAGTTCTTACTACAGGAACTTTTAACGTAGCATCTGGTTATATAGCTGGTAATGGTATTACTACAGGATCAAACAACGTAGCAATTGGCGCTTATACTTTAAGCACAACTACAACAGCAGATAATAACACAGCAGTAGGTTTTTGCTCACTAAAATCTAATACAACAGCTTCTGCTAACGTAGCAGTTGGTTTTAGTGCTTTAACTGCAAATACAACAGGTGCAAATAACACAGCAATAGGTGATACTGCTTTAGGTGCTAACACAACAGGTGCTAGTAACGTAGCACTTGGTGCATCTTCTTTATCAGCTAACACAACAGCTTCAAACAACACAGCAGTAGGTTATCTTGCTTTATCTGATAACACAACAGGTTGTGAAAACACAGCAATTGGTAGAACTGCATTAAGATGCAACACAACAGGTAATTATAATACAGCAGTAGGTTATGAGTCTTCAAATGCTAACACAACAGGTTATGATAACGCAGCAATAGGGTATAGAGCTTTATGTGCTAACACAACAGGCTTTTGTAATGTAGCTGTTGGTAGAAGTGCTTTAAGTGGTAACACAACATCCTCAAGAAATACAGCAGTAGGTCATTCTGCTTTAATTATTAACACAACAGGTGCTTCACAGACAGCAGTAGGTTATGAATCTTTAAAAGCTAACACAACAGGTTCTTCAAATACAGCAATAGGTTATCAATCTATGTTTAAGAACACAGAAGGTTTTAATAATACAGGAGTTGGTAGAGCGTCAGGTTGTAATAATACAACAGGCGATTGTAATCAAGCTATTGGTTATCTTGCTGGAAGTATTACTACAACAGGAAATAATAATGCTTCTTTAGGCTACAATGCAAACCCATCAGCTTCCGGTTCTGATAATCAAATTACTTTAGGTAATAGCTCTAATAATAATTTAAGATGTGCTGATACATCTATTTCAACATTATCTGATTTAAGAGATAAAACAAATGTTGAAGATATACCTCATGGACTAGATTACATTCTAGCTTTAAGACCAGTTAAATTTGATTGGAATACAAGAGATGGAAGCAGAGTTGGTAAAAAAGATTA